CTTGGGGGCTAAACAAATGAACCCAGGTATGCAGTCTGCTGCTCGTGTTAGCATGGGTGATCCAGCTCGTGATGATGTTAAAACAACGGGTATTAAAATGCGTGGTGCAGGCGCAGCTACTAAAGGCACAATGTGCCGTGGACCGATGGCTTAAGGGTAAACCCTAATGAATTACACTCAGCTTGTTGCGGCTATTGAAGCCTACGCAGAAAACTACGATACTTCCACTGGGGGGTTCGTAGACAATATCCCTGTTTTTGTACAGAATGCAGAACAGCGTATATATAACAGCGTACAAATACCTCCTTTACGTAAAAACGTAATCGGAACATTAACTACTAGCAACAAGTATTTGTCTTGCCCTACGGACTTTTTAGCCACGTATTCTATGGCTTTAATTCAGAACTACGGCACTGCTACGGAAGAATATACGTATCTTTTAAATAAAGACGTTAACTTTTTAAGAGAGTCTTACCCAACCCCAGCTGACACTGGTTTGCCTAAGTATTACGCTTTGTTTGGATCTAGTACAACTGCCCCCACAGAATTAACTTTTATTCTAGGTCCTACCCCAGATGCTGCTTACAAGATAGAGTTGCATTATTTCTATTACCCAGAGTCAATTTCTACCGTATCTGGGGGTCAAACTTGGCTTGGCGATAACTTTGATTCAGTGCTTTTATATGGCTCTTTATTAGAAGCTGCTGCGTTTATGCGGTCTGATAACGACACTATTGTGTACTATCAAAAACGCTATGACGAAGCTCTGGCATTGCTTAAACGCCTTGGTGATGGTCTTGAGCGTGGCGACGCTTACCGTGATGGGCAGACTAAACTTAATACCAACCTTAAAGGGAATGTTGCGGCATGACAATCCAACAAGGTCAATGTACCGTATTTAAACAAAACTGCCTAAGCGGGTTGGAAAACTTTGCCTCCGGGACTTCCTATGTCTATAAAATTGCTTTATATACGGCTACTGCTAATTTATCTTACGAAACGACTGCATATACGACTTCTAATGAAGTCTCTGGTACGGGGTATACGGCAGGTGGTGAAATCTTAACCCCTATTGTTCCAGCAAGTTCAGGTCAGACTGCCTATGTATCCTTTAATAACGTGACTTGGACAGGCGCTAGTTTTACTGCTAGAGGGGCTTTAATTTATAATAGCACGACTGGTGCAGCGGTAGCGGTATTAGATTTTGGGAGCGATAAAACGGCTACAAGTACGTTTACTGTGACTTTCCCAACGGCTGGTGCTACAACAGCTATTATTCGATTTAGCTAAGGACGATTATGCAATCTGAAAAAATAAACGCTCAAGACCAATCTGGTGCAGCTTTAGTCTGCGGCAATAAGATTGATGAATCTCTCAAAGCCGAGGGTGTATATACCTTCACCTGTTTAGATGCAAATGGCAACCTTAAGTGGCAAGAAACAATCCAAAATACCGTAGTTACGGTGGGTAAAGCCAATCTATTAAACGTTTATTTTGCTTCCTCAACTCAGACAACTACATGGTATTTAGGACTTGTAGACGGTGCTTCTGCCCCTACGTATAGCGTTACCGATCAAATGTCTTCCCACGTTGGTTGGACAGAAAATACAACATATAGCAACGCTAATCGCCCTACGGCTACTTTTACTGTAACTGCTACTAACGCTATTTCGACTGCTGCGACCGCCTTTAATATCAACGGCACGGCTACGATTGCTGGGGCGTTTATGGTTAACCAAAACACCAAAGGTGGAACTACGGGTACTTTGTACTCTGCTGGTAGCTTTAGTGCTGGAAACCGTTCGGTGCTTAACGGTGATACCCTAAACGTAACTTACACGGCGTCATGCTAAATGGCTGTTTATAACGTTTCTGTCGCTGAAGCCCTTGCGGGCTGGAATGCTGGCACTTGGAGCCAAGGCGTTTGGGGTAATTCTACCGAGTTAACAGCTACGGAAGTTGCTGGGCTTGTACTGTCTACCTCAATAACTGAGGTAATTACTAATTTAGATGACCAGATTAATAACGGTACTTGGGTTGCTGATTTGACCGAAACCGTAACAGCTTTAGACTCCATGACAACCATCTGGAATGGGTATTTATCCATTATTGAGTCTGCCCCAGCCATAGATACAATTACTAATGCTGTCCCTTGGGGCGTTATTGATGACGGTCAAACACCAAGTTGGAATGTAATAGCAAATGGGCAAACCCCAACTTGGGCTGTAATTTCTGATGCACAAAACCCCAACTGGACTCAAATAACGAGCTAAAATAGGACTACTATGCCATCTACATACTCCACAAACCTAGCCATAGAACTTATCGGTACAGGCGACCAGTCTGGTACTTGGGGAAATACGACTAATACCAACCTAGGAACTTTGATTGAGCAGGCAATTAGCGGATACGTAACTCAAGCCGTTTCTACTGGAACAGACACAACTATTACTATTCCTAATGGTGCTACAGGCGTGGCACGGAATATGTTTATTGAATTGACTGGTACTGGCGGTGCTTCTACAAACCTGATTGTTCCAGCAAACAGGAAGATCTACTTTATTTATAACAATACTTCGTCAGGTCAAGTTACTGTCAAGGTTTCGGGTCAAGTAGGTGTTTCTGTACCTAATGCTGCTAAGGCAATTTTAGTCTGTAACGGCACCGACATTGTGGCAGCTAATAACTACCTGTCTTCTATTGTGCTTGGCTCACCACTGCCGATTACATCTGGCGGAACCGCAGGAACAGCTACCCCAACAAATGGTGGTTTGGCTTACGGTACTGGAACAGCCTATGCGTTTACTGCGGCTGGTACTTCTGGTCAACTTTTGCAGTCTAACGGAGCGGCTGCTCCAACATGGTTCACCCCCACTTACGCAACCACAGGTAAAGCCATCGCCATGGCGCTTGTCTTCGGAGGATAAAAATGGCAAATCCTAATATTGTTAACGTCTCAACTATCACGGGTAATACTACCTATGTGGCATTGAGTTCTACTTCAGCAACTACGTTGTTATCAAATGCTGCTTCCAGTAATAAAGTATTTAAGGTAGACGACATCGTAGTATCAAACGTCAACGGGTCAACTGCCGCTAACGTCACGGTATCAGTGAACTCTGCCGCTTCAGGTGGTGGTACAGCTTATCGACTAGCGTATCAGATTTCTGTGCCTGCGGGTGCATCTTTAATTGTCACTGATAAATCAACCTCTTTTTATTTAATGGAGAACCAATCTGTAGTGATTACAGCGGGAACAGCTAATTATCTAGAAGCTGTTATTTCCTACGAAGATATTAGCTAAAGAGGCTTAGATGTCTGATCGCTACAAAGGTGGAATACTCTCGCCCACTGCTCCTACTGTTATCCCCCAGTCGGCTGGTGGCGTATACACGCTTTCACAACAGCTACAGTATCAGGGTCAGGGAGTCTGGCCCCCAGCCGTTAACTATCCGATAACCAAATCTCTACGCTTTCGGTCTAGTGCTTCTGCTTATTTAAACAGAACTCCAGCTAGTGCTGGTAATCGTCAAACATGGACTTGGAGTGGGTGGGTTAAAAGAGGAACGCTAGGGACATATCAGCAAATATTTGGTGCTTATATTGGAAGTGGTACAACAGATACAAACTATTTTGAAATATCTTTTTCAAGCTCTGACTTAATCTCAATTACTGGGTATTCAACTGTTTATAGAAGAAGTACAGCAGTTTATCGTGACCCATCTGCTTGGTATCATATCATTGTAGCTGTTGATACAACTCAGGCAACAGCAGGTAATCGACTAAAGGTTTATGTTAATGGTTCTGAAGTAACTGCTTTTGATGCATCAAATAACCCAACACAAAATACAAATCTTGGTATAAATGGTGCTTATCCTCATGGTATAGGCGCAATTCCAGCAAACGTATCATACTTTGACGGCTACATGGCTGAAGTAAACTTCATCGATGGACAAGCCCTAACCCCATCCTCTTTTGGTACAACCGATGCTTATGGTATCTGGCAACCTATTCCGTATTCGGGAACATATGGTACGAATGGCTTCTATTTACCATTTACAAACACCACTAGCACAAGCACATTAGGCAACGATTTCTCAGGTAACAGTAATACTTGGACAGTTAATAACATTAGCCTAACTAGCGGTTCTACATACGACAGCATGACCGATGTCCCAACGCTGACTAGCGCAACGGTGGCGAACTATTGTGTATTAAACCCTCTTGTAACAAGTAGCGGAACAATTTCAAATGGTAATTTACAAGTTGTCACAGGAAATGCTACATCCACTACTTTAGGGTCAATCCAAATTCCAACAACAGGAAAATGGTATTTTGAATATGTTGGCACATCAAATGGAAATTATTGTTATTGCGGCGTTTCTGATGTAACAAATACTAATTCTCTTGCCTATTACGCTAATGATGGAAATAAATATGTAAATGGTACGGGGTCTGCTTATGGGGCTACTTATACAAATAATGATGTTATTGGGGTTGCTGTAAATAGTGATTCTGGAACAGTTACATTTTATAAAAACAACACATCTCAGGGCGCTATTACATACACAATAAGTGATAAACAGTTATTTGCTTATTTTGCTGATGGCTCTGGTGGTGTTTCTTCAACAATAAGCGTTAACTTCGGTCAACAGCCATTTACCTACACACCCCCATCTGGTTTTTATCCGCTAAACACATATAACCTCCCAACGCCTACGATATTGGACGGGGATCAGTATTTTAATGCTGTGACTTATACTGGTGCAGGTGCTGGAACAGTAATTACAACTGGCTTTTACCCTGATTTTGCTTGGATGAAAAACAGGACTGCGGCATTTAGTAATTTTGTGCAAGATTCGGTTCGT